GCCACATTTATTCGCAGGTTCAAACCTGATGAGGTTCTTTGCGTGGGCGATGAGATGGACTTTCAGACCATTAGCCGCTGGAGTTCAGGCTTTGATGAACACTCCAAGACAATCGGCAAAGACCGCGACACCTGCGCAAACGTCATGTGGGATTTACAAATCACACAGCTCTCACGAAGTAACCACGGATCAAGACTCTTTAACTCCCTTGCTACTCGATTGCCCGGACTAATAGGCGCACCAGAGTTAGAGATTGAGAACTTTCTTAAACTGCCAGCGTTAGGGATTACCTATCACAAAAAGCCTTACGAGATACCCGGCACTAACTGGATTATGGTGCATGGCGATGAGCAGGGTATCAAGCCACAAGGGGGCATAACCGCTTTAGAAGCCGCTAAGAGGCACGGAAAGAGCGTAGTGTGTGGACATACTCACAGGCAGGGAATATCCTCTTATACGCAATCCTCAGGCGGTTTAGAGGTATCTCGATTAACTGGGTTTGAAGTAGGACACATGATGGATACACGTCAGGCTTACTACACAAAAGGCACGTTCAACTGGCAGGCAGGCTTTGGCGTTATGTATGTTGATCGTAAGCGTGTCTTGCCTATCGCCGTGCCTATTGAGAAGGATGGCTCTTTCATGTTTGAGGGCAAAGTCTATGGCTGAGAGCCTATGCGGTGAGGAATGGCTAGGTTTCGAGGATGATTTCGTTATCAAATTGTTATCAAAAAAAGCCACAATGAGGTTGAAATAGCCTTGACATAGTGCGACCCTTTAGGTGTTGGCGAAGCACAGTAGCCGACATAAAGGGGCTACAAATGGATCAGACAGCACTTATCAGAAATGATTACTGGTGTGGGTTTTGCTGCTTACCTATGGGCGAAACACATTGCTTTGGTTGCGGGCGTTATGACGGCGCAATGACAACTACCGAATACAAGAAGTTCTTAGACATAACTGGCCAAGCATGAACGTAACTTATTGGGAACTTGCAGGCTTTTTAGCAATGACACCTGGCGTTGTTTACATCGCTTACTGGAAGGGCTGGAGTAAAGGCAAGCGCGAGGGTTATCATGCTGGCCGCGCCGTAAGCCGTCATCCGGTTAACAATGATCGCTAAAGAAATACTACAAAGTGCCACAGATGTTATCTGCGACAGAGGCGCAATCTATGGCCATCCAAAAATCAACCAAACACGAATTGCCATGCGGTTGCAGCTGCTTCTCGACACACCAGTTGCAGATTATCAAGCATGTTTGGCACTCGTCGAAGTCAAACTCGCAAGAATACAAGAAAGCCCCCACTTTCTCGATTCGTATATTGACGCGTGTGCGTATCTCGCACTCGCTGGCATGCTCGCAACCGAAGGAGAATTAGATGGCATTTAACCTTAATGATTATGAAACAGTAGAGGAAAGAATAACTAAGTTTTGGAAGGAGTATCCAGATGGAAGGATTGAAACTGAATTATTGGAAGCGGGTGCAGGTCGTTTTATTGTTGAGGCTCGCGTATTTCGGACTGAGGCTGACACAAAACCTTATGCAACCGATATGGCGGCAGAGTCATTCAAAGCAGAAACTTCGCTCGCTGAATTTGCGCTTGAACGCTGCTCTACTAGCGCAATCGGCCGCGCTCTTGCGACTGGCGGATTCGCAACTAAGAAGCGTGCTTCCAGAGAGGAAATGGCCAAAGTCAACAGAGTTACAAATGAGGAAAGAAGTGCAGTAATAGCTGATGCACCATTAGCAATCAATAACACTTGGGATGAGTTTGTTAGTGAGAAGCCAATACAACCAGTTGTAACACTAAATGATGCAGCTGAATTAGTTGGCAACACACTTGGCGAAGCCGAACCAATACCAACATGTTCTCATGGAGAGCGCACAATAAAGTCAGGCATTACTAATGGCAAGGCGTGGCGTGGTGCGTTATGTGCAGACTCACGATCTCCTAAGTCAGAGCAATGTCCTGCAATTTGGTATGTGTTATCTAAAACCACAGGCAAGTTCCGATTACCGGAAGGAGTTGAATGATGACTCACATAACAGGAACCAAATTAAGAAATAACGATTGGTATATTGTTATTTTATGCGATAACTGCTCAAAAATTGACAAAATACCTGCACACTTGACCAAAAATTTGATTGAGGCTCACGTCATATCGGGTTTTTGTAACCAATGCGATGGAATACAAATTGTAAACATTCCCAAAAACTCAAAAAATATGAATGATTGGATTTGGAAGGGAATAGTCAAATGATAGATGAATTAGATGACGATTTGATGCAAAAGGTTTTATCGTATAACTCGGATCAAGGAATTGAAATTGCTTTGGGCGAGGTCAATGGTGCTTTGTCAGCCCTTGTTCTTGTATTAAAAATTCACAAAGCAGAGGAATTTGATAACGATGATGGCACAACCGAAATACTGTGTTTAGGTTGTGGATGTAAATTCGTTTGGCCTTGTCCAACAATTCAAGCTATAAGAAGGGAGTTATGGTAATGGGTTATGCTGAAATAGTAAGACCAGATGGCACAGTCGAATTCTACGGCGATGTGCCAATGCTAGTCTGCCAAATGTGCAACAACATTCCAGATCAGGATGAAGGCGTTTGGACAGTTAGTCTATCACCGTTGCAATGGCAATGCGAGAAATGTCATGCCGTCAATGGCTAATCATCGCAAGCACAGGGGCTACAAGACGCAACGTGTAGTAGCTGACTGGTTGAAGCAATGGTATCCCTACGCTGAGTCCACCGGGGCAGGCAGACAAGGCGAGGATATAACTGGGATACCATTCTCAATAGAAGTTAAGGCACGATCTGATTTCTCACCATTAGCATGGATTAAACAAGCTGAGAGCAACAAAGGTGCTAAACTTGCCTTTGTAGTTAGCCGCTGTAATGGACAGGGCGAAAACGCTGAGGAGTATTTAGCCTTCATGCGGCTTGGTGATTTGATGAAACTACTCCAAGACCGCGCACCTAATAATGAACCTACCAGATGCAATCAATGTGGATCATGGATGATAGAAAATGCTATCTGCCACACTTGCCAACAAGGGGGAATCTCACTTGCCTAGATTTGATTATTGCTGCGATACATGCGCAGTTATATACGAAACCACCGACACTCCAGAGAGTATTCAATGCACTTGTGGGGGAATGATGACACGGATTTGGACTGCACCCGCAGTTGTATTTCGTGGGAAAGGCTTTTACAAGACCGATAACCGATAGCCGAATTATCTCACATAGTGAGATGACACGCCGAAGGAGAACGCTCAAATGTTCAATCAACTTGACAGAGGCTTTACACTTAACTTGCTAAAGTGCTTCAGGCACTTAGCGCAAGCCGCAGCGCGGATCGCTTGCGCAGTAGTAAGTGTCCTGGGGATACTATTCATTAGCGCGGCTAATGCCGTTGCACCAATACATGATGGTATTCAAATACAACAAACTCCTAAACAATATGCAAAAGCGGTTTTACCATTTCATGAATATCAATGTGCTTTAACGCTTTATACGAAAGAATCAAATTGGAGAAGTTCAGCTTATAATAAGAGCAGCGGTGCAGCAGGTATACCTCAAGGCAAAAGCAAATGGTTAAGAACTGCTGATCCGGTAAGTCAGGTCAAGTGGGGTATTAAATACGCATATAGTCGCTATAATGGAATGTGTAATGCACTACAAGCATTTAAGACTAAGGGCTGGCACTAATGGGTAGTAAGCATTTAGGTAGTAGCAAGTGGAAGACTCAAAGGCTCATAGTATTAAGGCGAGACTGTTACATATGTGCCTACTGTGGTGAGCCTGCGAATGAGGTAGATCATATACAACCACGCGTATTAGGTGGAACAGATGACCTCGACAATCTAGTAGCTGCGTGCAGACGCTGCAATGCAATGAAAGGCAAACGCTCAGAAGCCCTTTTCTTAGGTCAATCTTCTACCCCCCCTGTCTTTTGTCCACCTCTCTCTCCAAGAGCAGCCTCAGTCATTCCTGAGAACCCGTTCGTAACCGAAACCACACCAGTCATTAACTGATGACTACCAAAGCAAAACCGCGTAAAACTGGGGCAAAGAAAAAACCGCTAGTTGGCCAGAAAATCCCACGCATCCACACACCTTTTTTGAAGGGTGAATCCCGTGTGCAGGAAGTTGCTGATCTAGCTGAAAAGATTGGTATGCCGTTACTCGAATGGCAGCGGTTTATCCTTGAAGACATGTTGCGAATTGATGAGAAGGGTGAATTCCGAAGACGCACCCTCGGATTGTTAACAGCACGCCAATCAGGGAAGACTCACATAGCCCGAATGTTGATTTTGTCGCACTTGTTCCTTTGGAACTCAAAAATGATTATCGGTATGTCATCTAACCGGAATATGGCACTTGATACGTTTCGCCAGATTGCAAACGCTATTGAAGATAATGATTTCTTAAAAGCGCAAGTCAAACAGATTAGGTTTGCCAATGGCCAAGAGTCGATAACAACTCTCAAAGGTAATCGCTATCAGATAGTTGCAGCTACAAGAGATGGATCGCGTGGACTTACCGCCAACTTCTTATTTATTGATGAGTTGCGTGAAATAACTGAAGAAGGCTGGAAAGCCGCAAGACCAACTACTCGTGCAACTGGTGGACAGACCCTAACTTGTTCAAATGCCGGAGATGCTTATTCAACAGTCCTAAATGATTTAAGAGAACGTGCTTTGTCATACCCATCGCCTACACTTGGCTGGTATGAGTATTCTGCGCCTGCGCATTGCAAAGTTGATGATCGTAATGCCTGGGCTATGGCTAATCCTTCTCTTGGCTTCCTCATTGATGAGGAAACGCTGGAAGAAGCAGTAGCAACTAACCCAATAAACAACACAAGAACTGAAATGCTTTGTCAATGGGTAGATAGCATGACATCCCCATTTACAACTCAAATGATTACCGATACCTCGGACTCAAATCTACAAATTACTCCTGGTGGCAATATCGTGTTTGCGATAGACGTATCTCCATCAAAACGATCTGGTGCTTTAATGGCTGGCAAGTTAAATCAGGCCACAGGAAAGATAGAACTAGGACTCATGCAGCTTTGGACTAGCGATGTCGCTATTGATGATCTAAAAATGGCAGCAGATGTCCACGCATGGGCGCAAAAGTTCAAACCGCGTGTAATTATGTATGACAAATACGCCACAGCTTCTATTGCCCAAAGATTGCAGCAATCAGGGCAGAAGTTAGAGGATTGCTCAGGTCAATCCTTCTACCAGGCTTGCGGTGAGATACTTGATGCGTTTGTCAACCTTCGCGTTGTCCATTCAGGGCAAAAGGAATTAACTGAGTCTTGGTTCTCGGTGGGTGCAAAAACTAATGATGCTGGGTGGAGAATTGTGCGCCGTAAGTCAGCAGGCGATGTAACTAGCGCAATCTGCTCGGCAATGATTGTTCACTACCTGACACGCCCGCAATCGACTCCACAGATATATGTTTGATTATCGTCTTACAATGTGAGATAATTTGCAAAATAGTGTAAGGTTGGTGTATGGGTTTATTCTCTCGCTTTAGCAAGCCAGCAATAATTGAAGCGCAGTATGCACCACCGGTAATGGCCGACACCTACCAATACCAAATCCCTTACAACTTACTTTCAATAGATCGCATCTCTGCGATGTCAATTCCAGCTGTTAGTCGTTGCCGTAATTTAATTTGCAACACAGTAGCAGCAATGGAATTAAAATTAGAATTAAAACGCACCGATGAATACTTGCCTAAATTACCTTGGATGGATCAACCATCTCTAAATCAACCTTATGCAGTAACAATGGCTTATACAGTAGATTCACTATTATTCTTTGGCGTGGCTTAC